ATAAGCAATTCTCTTTAAAAGATTAAAAATATCATCATTAATTTCAGAGAGTCCAAATCTTTCTAAGTCTGGTTTGAAAGTGATACAAGTGTATCCATTTTTACCTTCTTCTACAGATTTAGGAAAGTGAGCTTTGACTTTGTCAAATTTTGCTTTCTCACGTTTAAACATATTATTAGACCACTCTTGAGTGTAAATAACAGCTTCTTCTTTATTATATACATCAACTTTAAAATAATTACTAAAGATATTACAAAGTTTAACACCGTAGCCGTTTCTACCAGAAGTTTTACGTTCTTCATTATCGTTATAGTTAGAAGAAGTAAGAAGATGACCGAAGATCATTTCAGGAATAGGAATTTTAAGTTGAGAATGTTCGGTAGTAGTGATATTTTTACCATCATTCCAGACAGAGATAGTATTATTTTCTTTATCAATATTTATTTTAATAAATTTTGGAGTAATTTTTTCAGAGAGAGAACGCCATACATTATCAATGGCATTGGATAAAACTTCAACATAAATACGAATTAAAACAAGGGGATAAGAAATTTGTTTTTTAATAATTTTATTATCTTTCATAAGATAGACTGGTTCAGGGTCTAATATAGTTCTAATAGATTTGACATAAGTGTCAGGACGTTTTAAGATTTGTTCGTGAAGTTCAAGTTTTTGATATTCAATTTTGTTTTCAGATTGTTTGATTTCAAAGCCTTTAGTGTTAACTTTCTCATCTTCTACTTCGCTGTCATCTTGTGTAATAATTTTCTTCTTCTTATCCTTTTTAGGTTCAGAAGATTTGTTGATAGCTTTAGTATACTTTTCAATCTTAGTTTGATTAGACATTGTAGGTTAGAGAATGAATATAATATAATAAAATATAATTTTAAATTATAAAAATCATTTTATTTTTCTCTTTTTTTATATAATAAATGAGTTTCTTACATATTTCTAATAGACACGACATAAGAAGTAGAGAAAATTTTTATAATTTTTCTATGTTATCTAGACAAGACTTAACTGCAGAACAAGCTCAACAAGATGCAAAAAACTTAATTGCATCAGTAGAAAATAGAAAAGCAGTTGTTCCTGTCTCAACTCAATATCAAAGATTTTCATCAAGAGATGACGAGTTTAATACAGCAAGAGATTTTGCATTATTAAAACGCCAAGTTTTAGGAGGTGCAAATGAAAGTGTTAGAAATGCTTTTACAGCAGATTATGCGTCATTGCCAATTCCTTCTAATGAAATTTTTAATTTATATAATGCACCAGTAAGAGCAAATCCAATTGGTGATACTGCAACAATCAATGATCCGTTAAGAGTTGCAGAAAATTTATCAAGTGAAAGAGATTGGGAAACTGGTAGAGATTTTTGTAAAAATAGAAGGACAAAATATGGTTTATTTGATACATATGGTAGACAAGCAAATCAAAATAGCGTCCATTGGAGTGATTGTGCAGGAGATGACCCAATGATTGCAATAGATAGAGACAGATACATTCAGCGTATGGAATTTGATAGTTATGCTCCTTATCAAGTAAGCATTCCTAAAGGTTTATTGCTTTAAAAAGTTTTAAAAATAAAATAAATGTCTAAAATAAATTTTTTTTTCTTTTTCTGATAATAAATATATAAAAATGTCTATCTCATCACAATTAGTTCAAACAAAAATTAATTCAGGGGGTATTGCTCAATTCGGTGCTTCTATGTCTACTTTAATTCCAGAATTATCTCCTTGCGGCGACAGATATGGTTTCGATCAATATGGTCGTCAAGCTCCACCAGATTCTGTTGACTCTTTAACTTGTCCTGGTATGTTCAGTTCTGAAGTTCGTATCAACGTTGAAAATTCTTTACGTCCATTCTTATCTCCACGTTATTTTGATTTACCAATTGGTATTTCTGGTGGTGCTGATACCTTATTTGGTAATGCTGCTATTGGTGGTCGTATCACTGTTGCAGGTTTAGATAAAAATATTCCTATTGAAGTTTCTATGTTATCAGGTGCTAACAAGAATATCAACTCTAACCTTGCTTTCTCTGCTTTAGGTCAAAAGTATACTGGTACTACAAACTATAACTCTACTAGTTCTGCTCCAGAACAAGAAGGTGCTGCATATAACTCTATGTATTAAATTAAAAATCTTTTTTAAATATTTTATTATATTTAAAAAATGAATTGGAAAGTATTTAGCTTTTTATTAGGTATATTACTTGGATTTGAATCTGTTTCTTTGTATTATCTTCAAAAATATCAAAAAACTAAACAAATAACATTTTTAATTTATTCTATTATATTATACGGTTTATTTGTTCCATTCTTATTATATCATTCTTTACAACATCTTGGTGTTGGTATGGTAAATTTCTTTTGGAATGTCTTTTCAACTCTAATTGGCTTTACAATTGGTATTTATTTATTTGATGAAAAAATAAACTTTAATCAAGTCATAGGTGTTACTTTATCTATTATAGGTATAAGTGTAGTTGTATTAAACGGTCAAAAATAAAATGATTTTTTATAAATAATTTAAACATTCAAATATAAATATAAATAGAAATGACTCATCGTTATAATTTACGCTCTAAAAAAAATATTATTATAGATAATATTATCCCTAAAGAAAAAATAGATAACAAAATATTAGATAATGATACTATTCAAAGAGACGATATTATTTATGGAGATTTTAATGAAGCATTATGTTCGAATACCTTCAAAGAAGATTTAATTAATTTTATAACAAAATGGAGAGAATTATTACCAAATATCACTGATAAGATGGTAGAAAATGTAAAAAAAACAGATTATATAAAAAAACCATATGATTATTTTCAAATTAACACTCAAATCTTTGAAAAATTAAAAGAACAATCAATAGTTTATTTGCTTGACAATAAAAAGTTATTAAATAAAAAAGATTATGATAGTATAAAAACTGTGTTTACAAGAAATATTTTTAACGAAGAAATTACTAATTTAGTAATTAAAAATACTTGTAAACATAGACAACTAGAATATGCTAAACATTTAAAAGAAAAAATACATAAAATAACTCTCGACAACCTTAAAAATCAATTATTTTATTATTAATTATTTTTATAAAAGTTAATTATAATTTTTTTAATTATAATTAATTAAAATGTGTTTAATTTGCGGAACTAACCTTAATATTTATATTGACAATGGTGCTCCTGTATGCGTTGATTGTGGATTTTTTTTATTTATAGACCAATATAAAGATGAAGCTGATTTAAAATTAATTAATGATAAAGTTGAAGATTGGTTACGTCAAAATGATTATGTAGAATATAACGATTTTGAAGAAACAGATGAAGAATAATTTAATTAAAAAAATAATTAAATTATTTACTTACGACAATGACCTCTTCTCTTGTGAGAACCTCTAGACTTACCCTTAACCCATTTTCTTGGCTTCTTACATAAAGACTTCTTAGATCTCCATGCTTTAGCAGCAGCTTTAATTGGGCTCTTGGTACCCTTAAATGATCTAACTAAACGTTGAAAACTATTTAATTTACGTGATGGCATTTATATTATTAACAAGAAAAAAATTAAATTCCTTGAAAATCTTTTATTGTTTTTTCATAAATTTGATTTACTTCAGCTTCTTCTAAGATTTCTTTATATTCTGTAATCAATTCTTCTCTAATAGTATCTCCATACAAACTTAAAAATTCTTCAAAAGTTGATTTATCATCACCCCATAAACTGTTTGTAACATCTTCTTTCAAATAATGAGGAAGAGTAGAAATAGAAGTATTAAGTCTTGCAAATATTGCACTTCTTAATTCATCTCTTGGGTCGATAGTCAAAAGATTATCTTCACCTTCTACAAATCCTGATAAAACATTAACTAAACGAGATACATAACCAGTATGACAAGTATCAGATGCATCTTCAATTTCTTCTATTATACGTTTATAACATTCTTTCTTTACATCTCCTTGTAAACTTTGAACTTTAGTTAAAACTAATAAAAAGATATCACAAAGTGTCAGATTTTCAAATTTAGTAGGGTCAGTCATAACACGAACAAAAAACTGTTGAACTTTTTCTCTTAATAAAGAATCTTGTTCGTCTACCTTAAATTCATCATAAACTAATTTATGTAAAAATTCAAGAGTACATTGACCCAAAAGATTTTCTTTAGAAGATTTAAGATATTCTTTATGTAAAGAATTAATAGTTCTTCTAACACTATCATTAATAGTTTTATCGTGAACATTTTGACGATTACTATATAAAGTAGTTTTCTGAAGGTCTTGATCCATATATCCAATTTCTTGAAGAATCTTCATACCATAAATAGTTTCTTCTTCTCTTCCAAAAGAATATAAGATATCAGCACATTCTCCTCTAATATTTTCAGATTGTTGTTTATCGTCTGCTAAATCTAATACAAAATCAAGAGCATCTTCTCTTTCTTGAGATTCGTCAGGATAGAATGATAATACATATCTAGCAGAGATTAAAAGCATAGATAATGGATATTTTCTTTGAATACCTAATCTTAAAAAGAAAGAATGAAGGTCATAAACTAATTGGTCTGTTAATTTAAAATATTTATCGTTATTAGCAAAGAAATAAAAACGTTTATTAACTTCAATATTTTCATCTTCTAAAATAACTTTACAAGCTTCCATACAATGGTCGTGTCCGTTAAGATAAGGAATATGAACCATATATCTCATGCATTGTAAACGGTCTTCAATGTTAGTAGAAGAATTCATAGAAAATTCTTTAAGAAGTAAAAAAGGATGAAGTTTATCTTTGTCAAAATATAAAGAAGATGTTTTACCAAAAGTACGAGTATCAATTCCTAAAAACTTTGGAGGAAGATGAGCAAAAGAACTCATATTATTAATAAAATCTCCATGTAAAAGTAATTTATCTTGTTCTTTAGTATCTTCATTTGATGTAGCTTTTGTAGAAACTGAAGAATATGCAGTTTCATAATCTCCGTCATCGTCGCAAGCATAATTTAAATTAATACTATCATTTTCAGTTGTTATTTCAGTATTTAAAGAATAATCACTTAGATTAATTGGTTTAATTTCATAATTATTCATTTGTAAAATATAATTATTGAAAGATAATTATATTTTTAAATTTACTTTTTACATAAAGAAGTAAACAAAAGATAACCGGTAATACCAATGACAATTGCATAAAGAACCATATCTTGTTGAGACATTCCTGAAGTTTCTCCTCTAAAACCTTCTCTCTTCATAACTTGAGATTTTTGTAAATTAATTGGAAGAGTATTTCTTTCAGGTTCAGTAGTAGTCTTCATAATTGGATTTTCAGGGATAGTAGAAGCAATTGGAGTTGGGACTGGAACAATTGATTTAAAGTTAGTTTTTCCAAGAGTAGCATCAATTTGATTAGGTTGACCTCCAGATGTAATATATTTGCTAATAAAATTTCTTAATCTAGAATTTTTTACAAGAATACCTTGTTTAACAATATTTTCAGCAAGATTCATAACACCGTTTTGAGCCACACCTCTATCAAGAACTTCATTTAATAATCTATCATTATCTTCAAAATCATTAAGACTAAGAAGGTCACAAGTTTTAGGACATTGATGGACTGAGATAGGACTAGAAGAATCTAATTTAGCATCTTGTAAAAATGCAGTAGAGATTGCAGAGAGAGTTTTGACATCTCTGTAAGCATTATTTCCATAAGTTTTACAAACAACTGCACTGTTGTCTGCAAGAGGATTCATCATTTCACATCTAGTGTAACATTTGTTAGTGGGGTCAGAGGTATCATCTCTGCAAAATTTTGCAGTAAAAGCTTCAAATAAAAAGTCATTTGCTTTTTTTCCAGTGAAATCAGCAGTAGATTGTTGGTCGAGATATAAATCACAATATTTATCCCAACCTCTGGCGCAACGTTGACCCATAAAATTTTGACAAAGACCTTTTTCAAAACGCCAAGGATTTTCAGGACAATTTAAATAAGAACCTTCAAGACAACATTGAACGGGATCTGCATTTTTTTCAGTAATAGGATTCTTTCCTCCATATTTTTCAAAATAGTCAGACATCTTTTATTTTTTATAAAAGATAAAAAAAACTTTTTATTATAATATTTATCCTTTTTTATTAAACGTTAAAGATTTTCAATTTTTATATAATCTCAAGATGTCACTTCGCAAGAAAAATAAAAATAATGAAAATATCTCTTTTAATCATCCAAACATCGCCGTAGAATTTTTTAGCAAAAAATATTATAAAGTTCATTTAAAACAACATAACGACGATTGGTCTCGTATTTTAAATGATACTTTAGATAAAATTGAACTAGATAAATTAGAAAATGCTGATAAAAATATCACTTATTATTATCTTAAAAGAAGTGAATATAATGACTTTGTTGAACTTGTTGAAAATGTTGAAAGAAAATTAAAACGTTCTCATTCTGAAGAAGAAAAAGATAACGACGACGAAGATGAAGAAACTTCTGAAGAAAGCGAATCTTCTACTGACGACGAATTAATTCAAAAAACTCTTACAAGACGATTGACAAGTCAATCTAAAGGTCATGAGATTGATGAAGGTCATGTTTCTGATAGTGAAATGGAAGATGTTATTTCTATTTGTAGACGTTTTAGAGCAGTATATAAGTTAATTACTAATATGGCTGTACGTATTGAACGTTTAGAAAATTTATTATTACCTCCAAAATAAAGTGATTTTTTAATATTTTTTATAAAAATAATTATAAAAAATGTTCTTTATTCCTAATATACTAAATCAGTACTCTTTTATTATACCTATTTTTATTGCAAAAGTTATTTCGTTTTATACTTTTATAATAACTCTTTGTATTTCATTTTATAATGTTATTAAAAATATGCATGCTTTTGCTCTTACTGTCAGTTTGCTAACATTTTTAACAGTTTATACAGTAAATAAGACAAAAGAAGCTCTTATTAAACTTCATTATTTTTCTGATAAACTTACAAAATTATTAGAACAAAATAAAGTTTGTCAGCGATTATTAAAACATCCAAATACTCAAAAAACATTATTTGTCTATAACTATATTAAAAATTATATCAATACTTTTATCAACTATCTTAAAATGAAAAATACTTGTGGTTTAGAAAATGCAAATGATAGACTTATTTATACCTTTATTCATAAAGGTAAAATTACTCGTATTCCAATTCAATTTAATACTTTTAACATTCAAAATATTACTCTCGTCCAATATATGTTACATGGCAAAAATTATTATGAATCATTAAAAGATCATGTAGAATATATTAATAGTTTTATTAATAATAAATATAGAAATATTAATATAACTCCAGGTTTAATTGGTTATCAACAAATTAAAATAAATAATATGAATGAAGAATTTGAAATTATTGAAAAAGAATATTTTGTCAATGATATTATAAATTGAAAAAGTTAAACATTTTATTTATATTAAATAAATAAAATGAACATTTATACTTTATCTGTTAATGGAACCCATACTTCTATTTTAAAAACTTTTTATGAAACTGTCAAAACTTCTAATAATAAAGGTTATTATAATATTCAAGTTTTCTTAGGTTCTCCTTATAATTTAACTCGTAAATCGTTTTCTGAGGATGATATTAAAAAAACTAAACAATATCTTGATCGTCAATATCTAACTGTATTTACTCATCTTCCTTATGTCATTAATTTAGCAGGAAGTGTTAAACTTAACAATTATTGTTGGAATGGTGATAAAACAATTGACGATTATGTTACAGAATGTATTAAAACAATAGAATATGAATGTGATTTGTTAGGAAAAATTCAACCAAAAAATAAAGGAGGATGTGTTTTACATATTGGAAGTATTGGTAAATTAAAAGATATAGAAAAAGGATTGCGATGTGTAGCACAATCTATTAATAAAATAAATTTTACAAAAAATAGTTGTAAATTAATTTTAGAGACAATGGTAGGACGAGGAGGAGTTCTTGGTACATCATTTGAAGATTTATATAAAATATATAATATGTTAAATGAAGATAAAAAAGAATATATAGGAATATGTATAGATACATGTCATATCTTTGCAGAAGGATTATATAAATTAGATGGAAAAGAAGATATTGATAAAATGTTTAATGATTTCCAAAAATATTTTAACTTAGATAAATTAAGTTTGTTTCATTTAAATGATAGTATTTGCGAACATAATAGTAAACAAGATAGACATTCAATCTTAATGAAAGGTTGTATATGGAAAGATAAAGTAGAAGGATTAAAATATTTTATAAATCGTTGTAAAGAGTTCAATATACCGATGGTATTAGAAACAGAAGAAAGTGATTATTATGTTGTTGAAAATTTATAAATTTTATTTTATTATAGTTAATAATAAAATAAATGGATTGTTCTATCCAAGAGTTAATAAAATTTGACAAAGATAAGCCAATGGCACCATTTGGACAACAATTATTAATTGCGATGATGGCTGTCATTGCTAATAATGTTATTTTTAATGTGATTATTAATATGATTCCTGCTGATAATATAGATGAATATCACGAAGATGTTCAACAAGAATTTTCAAATATTCGTAAGAAAGCAGTATCACCATTAATATTTGGAATTTCTGAGTTAGTAAATGGAGGAATTTATGCACCTATCGTTGAAGAATTGTTTTTTAGATTTTTACTTTTTAAAGTTATTTTTGTTAAAGTTTTTAGAATGAATCCTCATAGCGCAAATACCCTTCAAGCTGTTATGTTTGGATTAATGCATATGTCAAATATTGTAGCAAGCGACCAACAAATGAAAAAAACGATGCTTCAAACATTAAGTGCTACTATCGGAGGTCTTATTGCAGGTTGGAGTTATATGTATACAAATAGTTTATTAACACCAATTATGTCACATATGATTAACAATCTTATTGCAACAGGATTAGATTCTATTGAATATTCAGTATTTTATACTAAGAACTCAAATTAATTTGTATAATTAAAATTATATAAATTAATTAATTAACTTTTTCTACAAAATTTATAGTATGTAAAGAATACATTTGAATATTTGTAAGAGGACTTGTTACTGGATGTATTTTTCTTTCTATAAATTTTAATTTATTAAATGTACTTCTAAATTCTTCTATAGTAAGTTTTCCTCCATATTCTCTTAAGTTTTTCCATGAAGGAGCATCAATTATTTTATCAAGTTTAACATCTTTATTATAAACACGTCTATACATTTGACTTACAAGCATAGGTGTTTCTTTATATCTCATTCCTTCTGGAAAAGTATGAATGTAAGACATTATACAATTAAAACTACAAAAAATACCTTCGCAACTATATACATCTGGAGAAGTTCGTTTAATTGGTAATCCTAATGGATGCCATTCGTCAGGAACTTGATGTCTACACCACCAACAGTTACCTTTACAATCTTTTGTAATGTATTCATTTGTTCCGTATTTTAACATTTTAATTTCTTTACCAACGTCATCTTTAATAAAAGTTTCAAGTGTAAGTAATTCTTTATTTGAAATACCAAGTTTTTCTAAATTTGAGGTTAAATTAGTAATATCACTTACAGGTTTTTTTGTTGTTAATGATTTTTCTTTAAATTTTGACACTTTCTTTACAGCTTGTTCATCTACAATTGTAAAATTCTGTTGTTTTAATGGCGGTTCTTCTCTCTCAACTACATTTTCTTTTAAATTATATTGGTCTGTTAATTCATATAAATTAATACCTTTAAGAGTAATAGTATTTTCATCATCTCTGACTTCAATCTTACGTTTAGGTTTCTTAATAAAAGTAGACATTGTTAAAAAATAATTTTTATAAGTTGATTAATGAAATTATTTTAAAAATCACTTTAAAATAATTTCATTAATCTACTTTTTCTTTTATTGTATGACGTTTTTTAATATAATTTTTTCCTTCTAAAAACATTGCAATTTTTTTATTGTTATCTAATAAAAATTCATAAGGTAATATCTCTGTTTCTATTTCAATATATTCTGTCTTTTTTGCTAAATCTATTATATCTTGTTTTTCGATCATTGTAAGAATAATTTTATTTGCATAATTTAATAGTCCTTCTGAATGTTCTATATTTTTTTGTTTAAAATTTATTGTTAAAATTTTTTTATAATCGTATTCTAAAAAATGCGATAATAATATCTTTATAGGTATTGGTTCAAATACTGCTCCATCGACATATGTATTATGTTCAATGTTTGTTTTTGCAAATAAAAACGGAATACTACAACTACAAATAACAGCATCAGTTGCTAACATTGCAGGATGTGTTTTATAAGAAAAATATGTTTTTTCATCTGTATTGACGTTATAACTATTACAATAAAAATATTTTTTAAATTTCATAAAAATTTCTAAAAGTGTAGGAATATATCCCATTTTTTCTATTACCATAATTTCTAAATATTTTTTTAATTTGTCAGTATCAATTAATCCATATTCTTTTAATAAATTCTCAAATGACATAACTTTAAAATGTTCTGAGAAATCATTTTTACATAAATATACAAATATTTCTTTGGGTGTATAACCAATTATTAATAATAGACAAATTAACGAACCAATAGATGTTCCAGCATAATATTCTATATTATCTAATAATTTTTTTTCATAATAATAATCTAATATACCAAGATAATATAATCCTTTCATTCCTCCAGCTGATATACAAAGACCTTTAAATGTTTTTGTATCATTATTTTCCATTTTACTTAAAAAATAACATTAGATTTTTTAAGTAGACAATTTTAATTTTTATCTTCTTTTTACTTCTTCTTTATATGAAAAAAACATAATTGTTGCAAATAATATTATCAACATAAGAATAATCACATTATAAACCTTAGTATCACATTTAAAATATCTAGAACACATTGGACAATTCATAACGTGATTTAATGTATCAACACAACTTTGACCTGACATATTTACATGATAATATTCTTTCATAGAAACATTTGTATCATTCTTTAATGCATTTTGCATTGGTGGTGTAACTCCTGCAAAATTAGTAGGTGGATACATGGATACTCCTGTTAAAGGTGGATTTGCTTTTTTATCTAATTTATCGGCTTCAGCTAAACTCATAGTTCTTTGAGGAGTAACTGGAGGATAATTAGAACGAATATTTTGTAAATAATCTTGTGGAATATAATTCCCCATTTTTGCTTTAGCTTTAGGTGTAATAACTCCAGTAGTATTATCACTATCATAATAATCAGTTGGCTGAGGACCATATGCTTGTCTTACTGTATCGTAATCTGTTAAAACAGAAGCGTCAAGGACGGTGTATTTTTGAGATTTCTGACCGCCCATTTCATTTAATGTCATTGGCATATTTTTTATATTATAAAAAGAAAGTTTTTTATAATATTCAAAATTAAAAACATTAATTTATAATAAAAAAATGGATATTGATAAACAAATTGCTTCACTTGAATCAAAAAATGTATTTTCATTTGATTCTTCCTCTTCTCCTAAACTTATTATTGCTAAAATATTAACTTTATTTGTTGTCGGTTCTATAGTAACTTATATGATTAAACCTATGATGATTATTAAATTAAAATTTGATGGAGAAACACAACGTTGTTCATATGAAATTATTAAAAAAAAATTTTTAATTGTTTCAGTTATTATGACAATTTTATTATTTTTTATAATTTCACAATTTAATATTATATAATAAGCAAATGCCAACTCGTAAATACTGTTTATCAACACCTATTAAACGTATGGGATTTTCTCAACGTTCTAGTTGTAAAGCACAAGGTTATATAGCAAGAACTTCTAAAAAAAATAAAGGTAAAAAAATTAAATCTCCTAAATATAAAAAATCAAGAAGACTTAGAAAATAAATTAATTAATCATATTATCAATTAATTTATACATTCTTTTTTTCAAATTCATCTAAATCTATATCTGGTCCCTTAAATGACTTCTTTGGTCCTGGATTATTAAATGTTGGCTGAACACTCGGATCAAATGGAGAATAATTTCTTGGCTGATATGTTTCTTGTTGTTGTTTACGTTTTCCGCCTGACATCATTTTTCCCATATATTTCATTGCAGTAAATGTTAATGCTTGAGTTAAAAATAATCCTACTAAACGTAACTCTGGAGGCCATTTCTTATTATCTGATATATAATTCTTTTCTCCGATTTCTGCCAAAATTGATTCATATTTATGTATTTTTGTTGCTTGGTCTTGTGCAAATCCTTGTATATCATCAAACTCCATATAATTAGTCAAAAACCATTCTAATCCCTTAAATGCCATCGTTAAATACATCTTCCATTGTTCTGTAAACTGGGCAATTTCTAAATCTTTTACTATAAAATCATATTCTCTTTCCATCAGCTTTAAATCTGTATGTTCTGAAAAATCTGGAATCTTTGCTCCTGGATATACTCTTCGTAATCTTTGAAATTTATGTAATAAATCTCTTTTCTTTGTCGTTTCTTCTTCTTCTGTCTTTGTAATGTAAGATAAATTTCTAACACCGTTTACATCAATCGGTCTACCGCTATTAATTTCTGATAAACTTGGCGGTAACAATGGATTTGCTTGAACTGGTTTTGGTTGTTCTACTTGAACGGTTGGTTGCTGAGGTATAGGTAAAATAGGTTTTGAAATTTCAGTTGAATTAATATCTCCTCTTAATAACTTAGATAAACCATCATTAGAACGATATTTTTCTTTTCTTTCGCTTCTATCTTCTCTATCATCTGATGATTTTTCTTCAGATACTTCTGACTTTTTAGAAAATACTCCTAATACAGTATCATCGTTATCTATCTCAATCTTTTTCTTATATTCTGGTTCTGGTCTTTTTTCTTCTGTCTTGATACCAGAAGATGATTCTAAATCTACTATACGTAAACTTCGCGATTTATTTCTTGACTTTTTATCATCATTATCTGGAGATGTAAATTTAAATTCTTCTTTGACCGGCTCTGACATTGGAGGATTATAAGTATCTTCCATAATCATTTGGTCTAATCCTGGAGGATTATAATCTTTTCCTATCATTTCTGGTTTCACCTTGTTTCTATTTTCTAACAGTTCTAAATATAAACGAGGCATTATAGGAAAATTTGGCATAATAATATCAGGCTTCCGGTCTAACGGAACCTTAACCACTTTTATTTTTCGTTTAAGAGGCATCTCTTTTAATCAATAATTCATTATTCTTTAAATAATTGTTAATATAAAATCAAAATTGATTTATAGAAATTTTTTTATACTTATAACAACAAAAATGAATATTGATTTTTTTGCTATTTCTGAATCTGATTTCTATAATCATTTAATTAATTTAAGTAATCTTTATTATGAAACTTCTTCTTCTAATGTATCCGACCAAGACTTTGATAATATGATTGATATATACGAAAAAAGATTTAATAAAAAATGGAATTATCTCGGCTCTTCTTATCGTACCAGTGTTTCTCTCCCCATTTATATGGGTTCTTTAAATAAATGTAAAGACGACCATCAACTTAACCTCTTTAAAAAACGTATTAGCAAACAAGCTGTTATAACCGACAAAATTGACGGTATGTCTTTACTTTATTATAAACAAAATAATAAAATTTCGTTATATACAAGAGGCGATGGGTTTAAAGGAACTGATGTATCTTTTCTATTAAAATATATTAAATTTCCATCTATTTCTTATCCAAATATCATAGTAAGAGGAGAACTTGTTATGTTAAAACAAACGTTTGAAAAATATAAACATCTTTACGAAAATCCTCGTGCTATGGTCTGCGGCATCGTTAATGCAAAAGATAAAGAATATGATAAAATTAAAGACCTTATGTTTTACGCTTATTATTTACAAGATTTTGAAGTAAAAACTTCATTTAATATGTTTAAAGTTCTCTATGAACTTGGTTTTAAAGTTCCAATAGCTACTGTATGTGATACTTCAATGTTAACTGCAGATTATTTATCAAACAAAATCAAACATTCTAAAGAAAAAAGTCTATATGAAGTTGATGGAGTAGTAGTAAGTGATTTACAATTGAATTTTGAAAAAGAAGGAGAAAATCCTAAACATACTATTGCATTTAAAATTTTAGGAAATGTTTATGAAACTATTGTAGTTGACGTTGAATGGAACTTGTCTAAATTTAATATTTATAAACCTCGTATTAAAATTGAACCAATTACTATTGATGGAAGTACCATTACATATACTTCAGGATTTAATGCTAAATTTATTTATGACAATAATATTGGCATTGGTACTAAAATTGAAATGACTAAAAGTGGAGATGTTATTCCTCATATTGTCAGTGTTGTAAATTCAACTGTTGCTTTACTTCCAAAAAATAATTGGAAATGGTGTGGAAGTAAAATTGATATTGAACCTATAACAGATACAGATGAAATTACAGATGTAATATTTATTAAACGTTTAGTCTCATTATTTGATATATGTGAAATAAAAGGAATGAAAGAAGCCACTATTAAAAATATTGTAAATAATCTTAATATTCATACTGATAAAGATTTTTTTAAGATTAATAAAAATATGATAATAAATTTAGAAAGACTTGGAGATAAGTCTGCAGATAATATTATAAATTGTATAAAACAATTCAAACAAGTAATAACAGTTGATAAATTAATGATTGGTTCTTGTTTAATGCAAGGATTTGGACCTAAAAAGATTACTGATGTAATTGAAAAATTACCTAAAGTAGTTGATTATTTATTAGAAGATAGAAATATTAATATGACTGATCTAGAAGCAGAATTAAAAGATATTGGTTTTAAAACTACAGCAAAGACATTTATTGTATCATTGAAAAAAGTAAAAGAATATTTAGAAGAAAACTCATTTATAAAAGATTGGATTATAAATAAAGAAATAATAGAAGCGTTTGTTCCAAAAATAAAAAAAGAAGTTGATGAAAAATTAATAAAAGTATTAAATGAATATAAGTTAGCAGATAATACATTCTGTTTTTCAGGATTTAGAAGTCAAGAATTAGAAGATTATATTAAAAGTAACGGTGGATGTGTAACTGAAACAATTAATAAAAAAGTTAATTATCTTATAATAAAAAATTTAGAAAAAGGAGGTTCAAAGGTAGAAAAAGCATTAAAATATAACATCACCATAATTAATTTAAACGAGAATTAAAAAGTTAATAAAAAAATAATATTATAAATTTATATTTATAATATTGTAATAAAAGAGAATGAGTTTATCTAATGAACAATCTAAACAAATTATGTTAAACATGTTTCCTAAACGACAATCTCAATCACAACAACAGCCTCAATATCAACAACCTCGTTTTCAATATCCTCAATACCCTACAGCAATGTTCGACCAAATGGATGGTTATAATAAGATATCAACTAATATTAAAAAATGGTACATTGCAATTATTATTTCTATATTTGCTGTATTTTTATTATCATCATTTTCATTGAATTTTATAGATGAATTTTGTGCGAAACAAAACATAGAAGCCTTTGATTATAAAGGTGATCCTAAAACAATGCTAACTAGCGTATTATTTTTATTTTTATTTGCATTTTCAAGAATTGTTTTAATGTTGTTATAAAATGATTTTTTATAAAATTTTTGTTTTTACTAACATATAAAAACACTATTTAAATATATAATTTTATTAGATAAAATGCCACTTTTAAATAAAGCTGTTATTCAATCTTTAGAAGAATCTTTTACAACTGAAGTTATTGCTATTGCTGAAAAAATCGCTACTAAATTTGATTTAGAATTAGTAGAAGTAATAAACTATGTAGAATCATTATTAAATTCTTCTGAAGTTACTAAAAAACCTGAGAAGAAAAAAATTCAAGTAGATGAAGAAGTTGAAGAAAAGAAAGAAGAATCTAAAAAAGAAGAAAAGAAAGAAGTTAAAAAAAAGACTGAAAATCCTCATGAAGGAAAAACTTGTCAACATAAAATGACTGCTGGTAAAAAGAAAGGTGAATTATGCGGTGATAAAGTTCATGCTGAAAGTAAAACTGGTATCTATTGTAAAACTCATTTGAAAAATGAATCTGGAAATAAATTTTTACAATCTACTTTAACTGGAGAAGTTGAAAAAACTGAAAAGAAAGAAGAAAAGAAACCAGTTAAGAAAGATATTAAGAAAAAAGAAGATAGTCCATTAATAAATGATAGCGCAAAAATTAAAGAAGTAATAGAACAAAGAACTAATCAACTTACTATTAAGAAAAATAAACAATGGAATCATTACGAACATCCTGAAACTGGATTAGTAGTTGATCCTGCTTCAAAAGAAGTTATTGGAAGACTTAATCATGAAACTGGAATAGTATCTGATTTAACTTTAGAAGATATTGAACTTGCAAAAACTATTGGATTAAAGAAAATTAGAATCCCTGAAAATCTTCCTACTAAAAAAGCTGAAAAATCTAATTTATATAACGACAGCGATGACGAAGAAGAAGATATTTCTGATGTAGAAGACGAAGAACTTGACGAATAAATAAAAGTTAATATTAATTAAATTATTTAATTAATATTATTTAATCAATATTATATAAATGACTAATAATATATTAATTACTGCAAAATATTCTTTTGTTACTCAAATTATTACTGCAATAATAGATTATATTGCTCTTCAAATTAAAATACCTTCTAATCTTTTAATTTTAAAACAAGTATTAGCTCTTGAATTAGGCGTTCAACTTATTGAAGCTATTTTTTATATATGGTTATTGTCATCTTATCATACAGTTGAAGAAATTACAAAATATAGATATTATGATTGGGGGTTAAGTACTAATGTAATGTTATTTACATTAGTTATTTATATCGTTCATTTACAACAACCTAAAAAGACTATGAATCAAATATATCAAGAACATAAAAAAACAATTCATAACATAATATTTTTAAATACACTAATGTTAATAATTGGTTATTTGGGAGAAATTAAAAAAATAAAAATAAATACTTCTGTTATCATTGGATTTATACCTTTTTTAATTTATTATAATATAATATATCAATCTTATGTAAAAGATGAAATATTAAACAAACAAAATATCTCTAATGAAAAGAAAAAACAAATTAAAACATTATTTTGGTATTTTTTTATAACCTGGAGTATGTATGGATTTGCAGCATCTTTACCATACTCTCAAAAAAATGTATCGTATAATATATTAGATTTATTTTCTAAAAACTTTTTTGGATTATTCTTATCGTATCAAGTATATAAAAATAAAATTTATAGTAAATAAATTTCAAAAAACATTCTAGCTGTTTCTGATTCAGTTAATAAATTATTCCATGAAATAGTTAATCCATCAAAAAGATACTTCGTTGATAAACTTGAAATATTTCCATGTGTAATAGTACATACAATATCATCTTCTAAATAATTATGTCCTGATTCATTTTCACAAACTAATAACTTAATTTTACATATTCCTCGTCTATATGTTAAATTTTCAATAATATCTGACAAACAAATTGATGAATCATTATTAATTTCATTATTAAACATAAAATAATTTTGTTCTATGTTAATTGACTTACAATATACTTCTCCGTTGTTATGTAAAGTAATATCTCCTATCTTTGTAGTTAAATTTGTAAAAACTGTATTATCTTCTTCATTTAAAGAAAATTGACTATCTCCTTGTTCTCCTTTAATTCCTTGTTCTCCTCTAATTCCTTGTTCTCCTTGAATTCCTTGAACTCCTTGTTCTCCTCTTTCTCCTCTAATTCCTTGTTCTCCTTTAATTCCTCTTTCTCCTTGTGGTCCTTGTTCTCCTTTAATTCCTTGTTCTCCTTGTGGTCCTTGTTCTCCTTGTGGTCCTTGTTCTCCTTGTGGTCCTTGTTCTCCTTGAGGACCTGGCTGAGCCATTGCTGCATATTGTTGCATTAAAACAGGAACATTAGCGTTAGTTCTTACTCCAAATCTTGTTGGATTTCCTACGTTATTTGTAATCATTTTTATAAAAATAATTACAATTTTTTAAATTTACTTTTTCAAACTTCTTACAAACTTCATATATCTTTTTTAATTAATATTTTAATATATTAATAATAAAAATGTATTATGTCATTTTTTTATTAATGTTATTTTTAATATTTTTTTATAGAAAACCATCAATAAAATTATTACCTTATAACGAAGATGTAGTTTATTCTCCTGCACACGGAACTATTATGGATATAATTTATAAAAACAATACAGTTCATATTGCTATTTTTTTATCACCATTTGATATACATTATCAAATAGTTCCTATTACCGGAGTTTTAACAGATGTAAAATATGATAATACTGGAAAATTTGAATTAGCATATAAAGTAAATAAAAGTAATAAAAATGAAAAAGCTATACATACTATATTAAACAAACATGGTATATTTAAAATTTATCAGATAGCTGGAACATTAGTTAGAAGAATTGTTTGGTATAATAATCCAATTAAAAAAATAATTACCGGAGAATTATTAGGTTTAATTAAATTTGGGTCAAGAGTAGATATAATAATTCCTAATGCAAATAATTTTAAAATAAATGTAAAAAAAGGAGATAAAGTCAAAGGTATAAATACAGTATTAGGACATTTTTGATAATTTTTATTATAATAAATATAATGAAAATTATTTAATTTTTACAAGATAATACATGCTTTCAAATTTTGTTAAAAGTTCTTGTTGTTTTTTATATGGTAATACTTTTAAACGTTTTTGAAAGGATGATAAATGTGTAAAACGTTTACTACTCCTAATTTTTTCTCTACTTATTTTTTCATGACAGCAAGTTATGTCTAGTCCTGTTTCTTCTTTAAATTCTCTGAATCCGCAAGATTCAAAATTAAATAAATCATCTGATTCCATTTTTCCACCTGGGATTGTAACTCTTGGTGTAGGATATTTTCTAGCATATCTTCCAAAGCCTCTTGGTTCTATATTTAATAAAACAAGATCTAATGGATTACAACTTTTAAAATAAGGTAAAAATTTATGTAAAGCTTTTGAAATATATTTTGTTGTTATTTCTTCTATATCATCTATGTATGATAATTCAATAGATTTTTTTAAAGAAATAACTAATTCTGAATCTTCAATTAAAAAATCAGTAATTAATTTAACTGGTACTCCTAAAAGAGCACAAGTTTCTTTGTCAGGTGTTCCATCATAATCTTTTTTTATCATATAAACACCATTTGTTAATTTATTTGCACCATATTTTAAAAATTTTAACGTTGAAATAATAGCTAAAACATATGCACTTTTTTTATATGTATGTTTTTTGTGCCAATAATCGCGAAATGGTTTATTTTCATTGTTTTCAATTCTAAAACTTGAAAATTTATCGTCAATTTCAGTTTCCGTGTTATCTTCTGAATCTTCTCCATCACTGGAAAGATTCTCTTTTAAATCTCCTTTTATCTCCATATATTATATATGTAAAGATATTTTTTAATTCATAATAAAACTTTTTTTTCAAAAATTTTTACTACTTTTTTTTATAATTTTTATATATTAAATGAAGTCAATAAAACATAAAAAAACATCTAAAAAAAGCAATCGTAGACGTTCAAAGAGATACTCTAAAAAACATTCTAAACGTCAGTCAAAAAAACATTCGTCTCGTAAAAATAGAGGTAATATAACATATAGTCCTAAAAAGAAAAGATTTTTTTTATCACATAATATTAGCAATCATCAACGTGATATATTTATAGGAAATACATTAAATCATTCTTTAGCTAAATTTACTTCAGTAGGAACTTGCGGAAGTCTTTGTTCTGATAAAATTTAACAATTTATTATAATTATGATTATAATAAATTACATAATTTTAATTCCTTTCTTAAAAAATCCTCCAACTGGAACTTGAACGTCTGGATTATAAAATGGTCTTGTTGTTCTATCAGAATATTCTCCAAAATTACTTAATTTATCTAATGAAAGTTTACCTTGTGTTTCTCTTTGACCTTCTTCATTATAACCTGTTTCCATTTTAATATTTGTTGCTAAAGAATATAATGGGACATTTCTATCAAGTATAACATCTGGTTGTTCAACTTGAATAACTAATTGACTATTACCCATATTAGGTTGAACTAAAGAATAAGTATAGTCTTTGAGTTTAATTTCCTTTCCATCTGGAGTGTTAACAACAATAGGTTTACTAAATGCTGCATTAACTGCCATATAATTCTTTTCTCTAATATTAGCATTAACATTGATAGCAGTATTTGTTTTTGGATCATATAAAACAATACTACTAAAGTTAGTTCCAAGAGCTTTAAGTAAAGTATCTTTAATCTTAGTTTTATCAACATCTCCTTTAAGTGTAGTACCTCCCATAAGAGTTGTATTTGCCATAATATTTTGAGCTGAAAGTTTAGTAGTGATAGCAGCAGAATCTTTAAAGTGTTCTCTTTCATAAACTTCTTCAGAAGCAGAAGTATAAACAGATGGATTAGAACGAATTAAACCAGCATTACGTTCAACCATAGCAACTTGTTTAGAGCGAGTTCTATCATAAAATCCAGAAACAGAAATTGGAGCAGTTCCTGGGTTAGTTGCAATTGCATAATTTTGATGACTTCTTGGAGCACTAATTGGTTGAAGTGTTTCAAGAGGCATTAATGGAGGTCTAACAACTTCTACTTTGTAAGCTGTCTTAGCACCTTGTCCTGCACCATAATCAACTTTAACCATAGGATTACGACCTCTTGCATAAACTGAAATACCATCGTTAATTCTGGTTGGGTCCCCGTATGGAGAGTCTGCTCTAAGCATATAATTAACATCACCCATTTCAACACGTTCCTTCTTTCTGGTAAAAATAGCTTTAGGAGGTTCTCTGTAAATATAAGGTTGATCTGCGCCTACAGGATTTACACCAGAACCTTTATGAGTTTTTAATGCACTTTTTGCATACATCCTTTATTTATTATAAATAAAAAAGATATTTTTTTAAAAGATGTTTCTAAATATAATTTAAAATATTAAAAAATAGAATATAAATAAAATGAGTATGCAAATTTTTGTCAAAACCCTTACTGGGAAGACTATTACTTTAGATGTCGAATCATCTGATACTATTGAAAACGTTAAAGCAAAGATTCAAGATAAAGAAGGCATAAACTTTTAACTGTGCCGAAAAGTATCACACTATATACATTAAGGCTCTGTGTATAGAAAAATGTTTGTTATCCTTAACGACAAAGTCGTAAATACAGATACTAGTCAATTATAATGATTGGCAAGACCTTCAAATTGCGGGAAAGCCCTTAGAGCTTTAGTTACTACTCTTATTTTGAAAATTATAAGAGGAACCCAGATAATTCCTGGATCCAATAGTAATAAAACTAAAGATTGGGTAATCCGCAGCCAATCTCCTAAGTTCGTTATGTAAGAATATGGAGAAGGTTCAGAGACTAGATGGAGGTCGGTTTGAGAAGATTAACAATCTTCAATGATAGCTTAAGGTATAGTCCAGTCCTAATTGGAAACTTTTAGGCAGGTACGTCCACCTGACCAACAACGTTTAATATTTGCTGGAAAACAATTGGAATCCGACCGCACTTTAGCCGATTATAATATTCAAAAAGAATCTACTTTACATTTAGTTTTGCGTCTTAGAGGAGGTAGTATGTCTAAGACTGAAGTTTTAATTATGTTTAGAAAAAATTTATTAGATTTTTTATCTAATCTTATCGAACAATTTCCAAAAGAAGGTGACTTTGTTTTATTAAAGATTTTATTAAGCGACCAAATTCCTATCGAAGAAGCAATGAAGATTTTTTCTGAAAGAATTCTTCCTTATGTTGATATGATTAAATCTAAGGATGAACGTTTCTTTTTAGAATCTACTGACCTTTTTGAAGGTGTTGCTAACGATAAGGTTAATTATTTTAGAAATATTTGGTTATCTCCATCATTAAATCAAGATGATAAGGATAATTTATGGAAGTGGTTTAGATTATTTGCAAATCTTGCTGTTAAATACAGTCAATTTAATTAATGAATACTTTTCTCTTCTTCTTCATTAATTATATCTGATGGAGTTATTCTTTTTCTTTTTTGTAAATAATGAGCCATCTTACTTGTAAATAACCTTATAAAAGATCTATACATATATTTATCTAATGTATCATATGTAGCTAAATCTACAAATGCTGCAGACAAATCAAAATGTTCTCTTTCGACGCAAAATAATAATATTAAAATCATTATAGCATAAACCCACCAAGGCATTTATCTTTTATTATATAATAAAAGATAAATTGAATTTTTTATCATTATTTATTTTTTTATTATCTGAAAAATGAACTTTAATACTTTTAATAAATATCTTCATTTTATTCATCCTAACATCTCTTTTACTTATGATAATAATCAAATTTCTACAATAGCTTCTGAACCTATAGATAAAGGTGTACTTATTATGTTAGAAGAAGGTATTGTTGGAAAAACTAAAGAAGTCATTCGTAAAATGTCTTTTAACGAAGACCTTAATGCTTTGTTATATCCCCGTGAAAATACTGATAATAAATCTGATTTTGAATTTAATCGTCAAAAATATAATTATAATGCTTTTGAGTGGAATGAAAAAGAAAAAACTTTTGCTTTATTTTATACCATTAGTAGAATTAATCATCGTTGTAATCCAAATTCTTTTGTAGTTGAAGTTATTAATCATCGTAAACCTTTATTTGCTTTATTTACTGTAAAGGATATTAAACAAGGAGATGAAATATCTATATCATACGGAGAAGATATAGGTCATTCTAATCATACAATATTTAATTGGAAATGTGAATGTGAGTTAGACAAAATACAACGATTAAAAACTTTTACTAAAAATCAAAAGTTAGCTTCAGATTATCTAAAATTTGAATATCATTACCTTGATTTCTTACTTAACTGTTATCACGATGACGAAGAAGTATGGGAAGAAGAAAATGACATTCAAAACTCAATGTAAATATAAAAAAGTTAAAAAAATGTATTATTAGATTAATTTATAAATAGTTATAGGATATTCTGGACATTCTGTTCCTCCGTTTTGAGCAGGAGATTTAATATTACTTTTAGTTCTAGTACCAATTAAATATGTTTTATTGGGATCTAATAAACTTGGGTCAGTATAAATTATACCAGACAATACAAAAGATTCTAAGATTTTATTTTTCTTATTCAATAATTCACTTCCTAATATAACTTTATTATCAAATTGATAATCATCTTCGTTAATAATTAAACAAGATAATTCCTCTGGTTTTGGTTCTTCTGTAGTTAATGGTGGTTCTTCTGTAGTTAATGGTGGTTCTTCTGTAGTTAATGATGGTTCTTCTGTAGTTAATGGTGGTTCTTCTGTAGTTAATGGTGGTTCTTCTGTAGTTAATGGTGGTTCTTCTGTAGTTAATGGTGGTTCTTCTGTAGTTAATGGTGGTTCTTTAGGTATTTGAGAAGTAGTTTTAGTAAAAAAATAAAAAAAAATACTACTACCTATTAGAAGTATTATAACTATAATAATTATTGGATTCATTTTATATTAATAATTATTTTTTATAATTATTTTTTATAATTATTTTTTCTTTTATAATTATAAAATGAAACAAAGCACTTATATAATAATATTTTTGTTATTAGTAATCATATACAATTTAATGATTACTGACCAGTATAGTTTTTTAGAAAGATTTGCTTTAAGTGGAACTGTAGTGACTGATATAAGTCAGTTAGACCCTACTAAATTTTACTTAGTTGGTACTAGAACTAAAAGTAATATTAAATCTCCTGCTCAAAACGGAGGAACAGAATGTCCAGATTATCCTATAACTATTTATAAAGAAGCTGCAATAGTTAACGCTGATTGTATATCTCCAACTGCGGCTATTTCTAGTGTTCCAGATGATACTTTTTATTCTTATGAAACTTCATCTGTTCCTGGTGTTGTTATATTCCCAAGATTTTTTACTACTAATATTACATTTAATATTCCTGTCACTACCACTACAAATGACAATGCAACTAAAAGTATTTCTTATAATACAAATGGTACTGTATTAATTGTTGGTAATACTTCTGGAAATCTTTATTGGTCAAGCAACTTTGGAACATCTACTCAATCTTTTAATCTTATAAGTGGCGGTACAAATACATTTAATAATGCATCTATTGGTATGGGTAATTTTTATGTAGGAGGTAGATTAACTCCTTCAAATGATAATCTATTAATGGCTGGTACTACTACTGGTTCAATGTCTCCTATTCAAAATGGAAGTAGTTATTATTATGGTACTCAACAAGCTATTGGTACTGTTACTGGTATTCAAGGTTATGTTGGTACTCCTGATAATGTATTAATGACAATAGGACTTAATGGTAGAGTATTCCTTCAACAACAAGGTGCTTTTTGGTATAGAATAGTATGGTCTCAAGATCCAGCTAGAGCATCTAGTATAAGTTTAGATCAAACTGTTGCTACTATAGTACAATATACTCCTTCTTCAGGAACTACTTTAGCTTCCAGTATTATTTATATGGTATCTTTACAACCTGGAGGTAATGTAGCTAAAGCACCTGGAGGTATTGGTGCTGAAATATCTACATTAGGTACTGCAGGTTTTAAGAAAGTTGTTGGTAATCCAAACAATATTGTTTATTTATGTGCTGGAGAAGATCTTAGAGCATTTGCTATTAATAGTGATGGAAACATGTTAATCTGTAATAATATTACAACTGCTTCAAGTCCATCTGATTGGATAGTTTTACCATCATTAACTGGTCTTAAATTTAAACAAGTTTTTTATAGAAAAACTGCTAATAATATTGCTTATGCAATAAATGAGTCTGGAAAGGTTTACGTTCAAAGAGATGTTGATTCAATGTTTAAACAACTGTTTAATTTAATTGTTTAAAAAATATTTATTATTAATATATATTAATAATGAGTATTGTACGCTATACAAACGATATATTTAAAGAACCTTATTTTACAACACTTGATAGAAATTATGTTGTTAAAATAAAATTTAAAAATTGTACATCTTGGTTTCATCCAAGAACTGATGGTGCAATTATTAATATTTTTGAAAATTGTTCTCCTTTACATAATACCGCAAAAAGAATTGGTAATTGTATTTATTTTATATTTGATTCTCTCAAAGAATTAAATACATTTTTAAGAAATGTTAATGAAAAATTTCCTAACTCTAAATTATATGTTCATGTTACAAGTACTTTGTGGAAATAAGATTATATTGAGGATGTTTTTTAAATTCTGTATAAAAAACTCTTGACCTTAATCCTGAAGTACTCCAATCATGATCTCTCTTGTGAAAATAAATAGGAACAGATAATTCATATCCAGTATAATCTTTTCCTTCCCAATCACTTCCTAATACTCTAATATCTGGATTTAAATGTACTAAAATTTTATATAAATCATCTTCTGTAGCATAATCAATTATATAATCAATATATTTAATAGAATTAATCATAATCTTTCTTTCTTCAAAGGTTTGAATTGGACTATTTTTATTATCTCTATTAATGGTTGGATCAGTATGTAATCCAACAACTAATATATCACCTTGACGTTTAGCATCTTCTAACATCTTAATATGTCCTGGATGAATTAAGTCAAAACAACTTGCAGTAAATACTATTTTTTTTCCAAAACATTCTTTTTTAATATCATTAATTTGATCGATTGTATGATGAGTAAATAAATCCTTTTCGTGAATATGTATAGTAGAATAAGACATCTTTAATTTATAAAATGCTTTTTCTTAAACTTTTTAATTATCTGTTATACAAAAATGTCGAGTTGTTATAAATTAGTAAATTTATTACGTTATAAACAATTTAATCATCGTCTTGCTTTATATGAATTTGAAAATCCTTATCTAATGAAATATCATAAAAATAATGACAAACTATTAATACTTGACAATTTTAAACATGACTATAAAATCAAACATCTTAATGATTTTGATTTTTTATTTAATATAAATACAAATAACCCTCAAAAATTACGAGAAGTTTGGGACGCGCATTTTGAATATATTTTATTAAAATATAAATACGGCTCAGATGAAACAATTTATATATTACCTAGTCAAAGTTCAGCTACAATGTATAAATTTAGCCATCCTGTTAACTTACAACAACTAACTGTTTTTAATTAAAAGTTAAAATATTATCTTTATATATTATTATATATAAAGATGTATTACTTAAACTCTCTACAACAACCTTTAGAATACGATTATCTTTTTAAAATAATTATTATTGGAAATTCTGCAGTAGGAAAATCTAGCTTATTATTAAAATTTACTGATAGAACTTTTTTAGCTAATCAAATATCTACTATAGGGGTTGACTTTAAAATACATACAATGCAAATAGATGATAAAATTATTAAATTACAGATATGGGATACAGCAGGAAACGAAAGATTTAAAACTATTACGACTTCTTATTATAGAAATTCAAATGGAATTTGTATTGTATTTGATATAACTAACAAAGAAAGTTTTAATAGCTTACCTGATTGGTTTTCTGAAATTGATAGATTTGCTTCTGATAATGTTTGTAAAATATTAATTGGAAACAAATCTGACTTAGAAAAACAAAGACAAGTTTCTAAAGAAGATGCTAAAGAATTAGCTAATAAATATAAAATTGATTATATAGAAGCTTCTGCAAAAGATTCTACTAACGTTCATCAATTGTTTATTGAATTAACTCGTCAAATAAAACAAGCTAACGTTCAGAAACATATTACAAATATAAATGAAGAAAAAGTTAATTTAATAGGACAAGATATTACTACTAAGTCTCAATGTTGCTAAAATATATTAAATAATTTAAAGCATTATTTAATATATAAAAAAATGAGTCAAGTTGGTTCTATGGATCAACTCAAAAATCAGATATTAACTATATCTGCTCTTAAAAATGATGGAAACATTTTTACTATTATTCAATCGTTCCTTGTAGTGTGTCTCATAGAACAACTTTTTATGTTTATTCCTGTTATTAAAGGCTTTGTCGAACGTTATTTAAATCACTGGTTTGATAATGCTAAAAAAAATATTGTCATCAATTCTAACATTCCTATCACTCTTACCAAACAATCTTCTATTGTATTTTCAAGAAACTTTAAACAAAATATTCCTGAAAACGAATTAACTGATGCTATTATAGAATATATCTCTGGTCTCAATAACAGTAAGTTTGTAAAGTATAACAAGTTTTTTTATGTCTGTCATAACGATGTTATCGAACTTGACTCAAAGGTTAATGCTGTTGTTAGAAAAACTGTATTTACTAGTGACGGCGACATAGAACATACTGAACTTGAAATATTTTCTTATTATTATGATTTATCTGACCTTCATAAGTACGTTAATAAGATTTTAGAAACAAGTCGTGCTAAGAGACATAATAAACTTGGCGAAAAGATTTATTATTTTAATGAAGTAAGCGTGCCTCTTGGATTAAAGACAGATGGAACATTTAACTATGCAAATAGCAGACAAGCATTATCTTTTACTCTTACTGAATTTAATACTTCAAAAACATTAACAAATATTTATGGAGAAGGTATGGAAGTTGTTAGAAAGCGTATTGACTTTTTTAATAATAATCGGGATTGGTATATCAGCAAAGGTGTTCCATATACTTTTGGATTATTAATGCATGGAGAACCAGGATGTGGTAAGACTAGTTTAATTAAAGCTATTGCTAATGTTACTAAGCGTCATATTATTAATATTAGTTTGAATAAGTTTACTACTAAGACTCAATTAAAGAACTTATTCTTTTCTGATAAAATTACAATTGATAAGCCAGGTGGTATGACTGAAAATCTTATTATTCCTATTGAAAAACGTTTATATGTTATTGAAGATATTGATTGTGCAACTGATATTGTATTAGATAGAAATTACATAGAGACTGGAACTCCTAATCAAATTAAGAAAGATACTCCAAGAACTACTGTACTTGACAGATTATTAAAACAAGAAGAAGATTATGATAACATTAAGAAACAAATGACAGATAATAGGTCTGCATTAGAAGTAATTAATTTATTTGACGATTTTTATAATTTAGCTTTTATTCAAAGAAAGATTACATTAGATAATTTTAATGAAAAACATTCTGTATCACATACAAGATATGTTCCAGATAAAGAACCTGAAAAAGTTGAAGTTTTTATATGTTTACAAGATGCACTTAATACACTTTTAAGATGCTACGATAATCTTAATGTAACACTACATGTAAGAACTATTGATACCCTTATCGGTTTATTATGTCAAATATATTCAAATACCAAGATGAGAGAAAATAGCGGAGACAGAGTAAGTGGAGTATTATCAATGGAAAAGATATATTCTAATGCTACATTTATCGGAGACCCAGAAGATGAAAAATTTATGACTGCCAATGAAGCATATGGAGAAATTCCTAAAAAACAATTCGACAATGATGATAATTATTGTACTCTTAAAAATACACAGAGTTCAACTGATATGTTGCTTATTAAAGACGATTCTAAATTATCTCAAATGAATTTATTACATTATTTAGGTTATTTTCCTCTTACTGCTCTTATGAGATCATTTATAAAAATGGCTGTTACTGATTATAATGCTCTTACCTATTTTGGTCTTTCGTCTATTGGAACTGCATTGGACAATGTTAATATAATTGAATGTTTAATGCAACTTAGAAGTTTATGTGTAGAAGCAGCTTATGAGTCTAAATTTAAGACTTACGAAGAATGTGAAAAATATATTGAAACAAGAGATAAAAAATATTACGGATTATTAAAGAAGGCATTTAATACGAGATGTGACATGTTAATAAATGAAAACATTGCTGGTAATGTTCTTTCACAGCAATTTTCAGAATATAAAAGTGCAAAAAATTTAATAGATTCTTTTATTCATAATAAAAAGAAGATAGATAATTTAATTAAAAAACCACAAGATAATAAACCTGAAACAACATTACTTAGTCAGCCAATAAAAGATAATCCTTTTAACTTTCCAAAATTAGATATACCAAAACCAACAAAAGATGTTCCTGTTAATCAAATTGTTGATCCAAGTGGTATGGGAGGTATGTTTAACGATGTAAATCAAAAGAAAGAAGAAGCAAAGAAATTGATTGATAATATTAGCAGCGAAGAAATTAATTTGTCTTTCTTATTAAATATTTTAGATGGTGTTTTAGAAACACCTGGTCGTATATTAATTATGTCAAGTAACTATCCAGAAAGATTAGACAAAGCTTTAATTCGTCCTGGAAGAATTGATTTAATGATTGAATTTACTAAATGTTCTGATAAGACTATTAAAGAAATGTTGTCAGCTTTCTTTGACATTAAACCAGCTGTATTATCTCTTTATAAATTTCCAGAGTATCAATATACTCCTGCTGAAGTTAATCAAATTATGTTTCAAAATATTCATAATTGTGATGACGCAATTCGTATCTTGCTTGAGAAGAAACTTTAAACAAAAGATATTTATAATTTCTATTTAAAATTATAAATAATAAAATATATAATGTGGGGTCTAGATGACGACAACGATTGTTCTCCTATTTTCTATGTTGCTTATTTATGCATTGACATTATTTTAATATTGTTAGCATTACATTTATTAGTTTTATTGTATATGAAGTGTTATATATGTTATAAAAAACACTCTTATCAAAGAATAGAAAACACATTAGACGAAGAAGAATTAAATGATATTCATACGTCATAAAAACAAAAAAATAATTATATTTTAAAAATATGTTTTTAAAATATAAGAATGTCTTATCCAGCTATCGTTCAACTAATACCTCCTGTGACACAATCTACTCAACAAAATATTCGTCAAAGTGTTACAGAAAAACAACCACAAGTCACGCAACATATTGTTTATTTAGTAAATGTT